GCTTCTTCTAATTCAGATACAGTAGATTCTACTGCCTGTTGTAGAGCAGGGTTAATTAATCGTGATGATTCAGAGTCACGTAGCTTGTCTGAAGAGGCCCAGATACCACGCCAAAGACGATAGTATTCATCCCACTTATCTTGGTAGTTCTGGTCACGGTGGTTTTTCCATGTTTCTAGACGGTCGCCTAGCCAAGAGGATAGTCCTTGATACTGGTCTTCTTCTTGCTCAATCATATTTTAATATCCTGCTTCTAAATCTAGTGGTTCCCACTCTTCTATTTCGATAGAGTTGGTGAAATCTGCTACTGATACTTGATCTATGTATGCTAAAGCATCTAGCAGATCATCGTGTACTTGTGTACTAGGGAAAGACATCATTTGATCTTCGAAGTGTCTCCAATCCCTGTCTTTGTTGAACTTGATCTTTCTGTGTTCCATACGGCCTTGTAGGGCCCATGTGATACGGTCAGTCTTTTTCTTACCACCGTGAGTTACATCAGTGATTACGACCCACCGACCTTGTATTCTCATTAGGTCTTCTAGATAGGGCATGATTGCATTCTTCAGGGCCCCTGACTCGACACCTACTGTAGACGCTTCGTTATCTATGGCAGAGTTAAGTATGTTCTCTGCGGTCTTCTTTATGTTCCACCTACCGTGTAATATATCTTTTACCCACCATATATCACCACAGATTTTTACTATTGCTATAGCAGTTTCATCTAGCTTAGATCCAGACTTACCTCTATCTTTAACAGATTGTTCGAAGCCAGCAGGGTCAACTGCAATGATGTAGTGCCCGTAGTCTGGTTCTACTGAGGTTTCAAACCATTCATCTTTAAAGATACCGCCTGAGAAGGATTCAAATGAAGCCTCAAACTCCTGACGGAATGCCTGTGAAGACATAGACCTTCTAGCGACTTCAATCTCTTTAGGGTCTATCAGTGGGTTATCAGTAGAGTTAAAACTAAAGGCTTCCCACTCAGGGTCGTCTTGTGCAGCTATGTATATATCGTAGAAGTGATTACGCCCTTCGGGTGTTCCGATAAATAGGGCTTCACCTTTAACGTCAGCTAAGGTAGGACGGATGATCTGTTCGAAGACAGAGGGCTTCATAAAAGCATACTCATCCATCACTACATAGGCCAGACCTACACCTCGTAGTGTATCTGGTCTGTCCGAACCCTTCAGGTATATCTTCCTACCATTTATCAGGGTTATTGTAGCTGTATTCTCGTGAGTAGACTTTATCACATCTCTACCCAAATCTTTCAACAGTCCCCATAGAATGTCTTTTGCCTGTTGAAAGGTTGGGGCTATATAGAATATATCCTTGCTTTGTGACTCTAGACCTTTAATCAATAACGTCCACGCTGCAAGGTAACTCTTTCCGAAACGTCTACCACACGCTGCTACTTTAAAACGAGCAGGTGAGTTGAATATCTCCATTTGTGCAGGAGTCAGACTTACCTGTATATCACTCATCTTCTTCTTCTAGAACAGACACTACGATAGCATCGTATGCCTTGTCCTCTTCCTTCTTACTCTTAGCGATAGACTTAGATAGGCTGTGTTCTATTACTTGACCACCTACGTGTTCTATTGCATCCTGAGCTTGATTACCTAACTGAGCTACAGTGATGTTTATAGATTGTCCACCCTCATGTTTAACTTCAACATCTCTCTTAGGCGGTAGTATACGATCCAGACACATCTTCAGACATGTAGTATCACCTTCCATAGCCAATTCAATTACCTTGTTGACTATATCAGGCCCTCTCTCAGACATTAATTCTCTAGAGAGTTGGGTGTACTTACCGACACTTCCTTTAGGTCTTCCTGCTGGATTTAAAGGAGGCATACCCTTATAGAGTAATGGACTTCCTTTCCTTTTCTTATTCTTTGGTTTACCAGTGCGAGGATTAATCTCTTCTTCTATTTGAGTAGACATTACATAAGATTCTCATCATCGTACCTTGACCTCTTAGGACAGAGGGGGCAGACAACTAAAGGATAGACATACAATAAGGTAGTTGCGAGATTCATCACTTTAGTGGTATAGCTCGACCCGTGTGATACTTACCGTTGGAGTTTGGTTATTATATTTATTATTATTGTAAACTCTTAAAGGATTACTCTAAAGCGTCCCTAAGACACTAATGTACTATTATAACATATTTCTTAGCATAAGTCAAGTCTAATCTAGTCTTCCCCCTCAATACAGTCCATTTGGTCTACGAGAGGATACTTCAGTTCTATTAAATATACATTAATTGCTTGACTTTCTAATTATACCCTTCTCCCCTATTTCCCCATTTTCCCTCCCATGTGCCTATGAGCCTGTATACTTTATTACTCTTACACCACAGGGGCCCCCCCCATGACCCGTGAGTCATAATGTGACCAGAGAGGGCTCAGGAGTCACGGAATGACCAAAGGCAGCCCAATAGTCACGGAATGACCAGAGTGTGTCTGATAGTCACGGTCTGACTCATGGGTCACATATGCGCTCAGAATTGACAAGAGAGAGAGCCTATGAGTGTGGTATTCTTGGCATGATTATTGTATAGCTAGTGAATCTAGTCTGTCTAATGTTGGCATGATTATTGTATAGCTTGTCTGTCTATTGTTGGCATGGTTGTTGCTAGGTATGCAATATCTATACCAAGTCGTGTTTAGACAAGTGTCGATTTTAGAACATAGTGGTTTGGTATTAGCTCTGTATATCCACTAAGGGCCCTAGATTGTCCTGTGAGGGGTTTTAGCTTAGGTCTATATCTTAGGATAGACTAACTTATTTTATTCGTTAGGCAGCAATTCCATACTTTTATCATTTGTCTGATTATACTTTTATCATTTAGCTAATTAGGTATTGTGTCTATATAAGAGGGGCTAAAGTATTTTATAGCTGTGTCGCGTTTAGGTATTCAAGGGTCGCATTTAGAATTCTTTAATTACCAGACCTGATAATCTATCTGTATGGAAGTTAACCGCTCCATCTAGAGCCCCTAAAGCTTGGCATCTAGTCTGACCTCATCGGTGGGTCGAAACGGCTTTAATAGTCGGTCGATGGAGAGCAATCTAGAATCGAACTACCTTTAGTTTGTTTCTATAGTGGCTCAATAGATCCCCCTATTAGAGTCACTTTAAAAACAAACCAATACAGAGAGAGTATTAAATTATGCATAACTTAGAACTAGGAACCTGCGCCACTGCGGTAGTAAGTGGCATTAATTATAGAGTAGAATTTCACGGTGATGATTTTTCCGTATGCTGTGCAGATGGTTGTGGGCATAGATGGTTCTCTGCACATAGGGCCCTAACCATTAGAGAGGATATTGCTTTTGCATTGTCTGGTTATCTAAACGCAGATATTTTACCGTGTAACATAAATTACTTTGGAGTAAATTAAAATGACTAAAATTATTATGAGTACCGATAGACCAAACAAAACCCAACTAGAACTGCACCGAGCACGTAAAGACTTTGAGCATTATCTAAACCGAATGGGCTTTAAATACGAGGTATGCGAGGGTTCGTGGGAAGGTGAGCGAGAGCAATCCTACATGATCACTTTGCACCATCAAGGGCTAGGCTTTACTAGTCTCAAGCGTCTTGCCTTTGACCTATATGATCAGGATGCAGTATTAAGAGTATCCTCATACGGTGGGGCTAGTTTCTTTAATTCCGATGGTACTAGGATTGATGTAGGTAAATTCATAAAGGTGGACTCTATCCCCTCAGACCAGTGTTATACGCAATCCTTTAAAACTGGCAACATATACGCCACTGTTTAACCTTTAAACCTACACGGGCCCAAATGGGCCCTTTGGAGAGTATCAAAATGATTACAATTAAAAATATAGATTGTTATGGTGAAATGTCAGAATATGCGACCGTTAACATGGAGGGCGAATACGTAGATGGTGAAGAGTTTAGTCAGATGTATCTAGGGTCGCAGGGGTTTACTACTTGGACTCAACTGGTTAATTATGCCATTAAAGCAGGTCAAGAAGAAGGTTATAGAATTATTGAAATGGAGTCGGACGAATGAAAACTTATACTACTTTTGAAATAGAAACCGAAGATTTACATCAGATAACTTGGTCTGGTAGTGTCATATTTTATGTCTATAAAAACGGTCATTTAACAGACACTTTTAACGACTTCCATATTGGTTGTCTGGTGGATGCTAGGGAAAGGGCCCTAACCTATTTATATGAAGAGGGGATTATAGAAGATCCCTACGTCTATTCTTTTGAGGGGTTTAAAAAATGAAAACTACATACGATACAATCACGGAAAATGTAAAATTAAACGGTGCTGAATTACTAATGACTAGCTCATTTTGTGAAGGGGTCATATGGGTCGTTTTAGTCCATACCTACACTCGTAAATATGCCACTTGGGTTTATATTCGCGGTAGTAAAGTCGATTCAATACCGAAGTATTTTGATGATTACAATGACGCTTTTGAGTCATTTTGGGATCGCGGTAAAGTTATGAGTCAGCCCTCGCATAAACTCTACCAGAGTGCATAAACTTATGACCCTGTAGGGTAGTGACCCCAAACCATTTAAAGGGCTCTAAAGGCCATTGTAGGCCCTTTAAATGGGTTTATTAGATAGCATTGCAAGTCGCAGTGTCATGTAATAAACCGAAGTAAACTTAAAACTAAAGCAAGGAATAAAATAATGCGTTTAATTGAAGAGCAAATGAATAAAGCTATTTCTGATAAGTCTATATGGTCTAAAGATAATACCGAAGTAACCTATTATACTTCTCATAATCAAAGCCATATACGCCTATTCGGTCACCATGTTGCAATGTATGACCACGACCACAGTAAATTGATCCCCAATAGGCGCACTCTTGCAGCATGGCCCACTAGAACCACTATGAGTCGTTTAAGGGCTCTAGGGGTCGATGTATGCACTCGTAAAGGTATCGTATACTTAGATGATAAGGCGATACACTAAGATGATAGAAACAATAGCATTTATTGCGCTTATTTTGAGCGTACCAATTATCTGTTTTTCGGCCTGTGTTTGGGTCGTTAAACATAATTCTAAATTAATTAAAAGGATCAAGTAAAATGGCTAAATATCAAAAAACAGTGGACATATGGGCACTATCACAAAAGGAAAGGAAAAGCTTGCAAGCTGGACAATGGATAACAGCAGGTAAGGGCGGCAAGTTTGAAACTAAGGGTATCTGGTGTGGTGTAGGCAAGTCTGGAAACGATGTTGCCATATGGCTAGGGAACCTAGCAAGTCGTAAAGGGGCTGCTAGACTTGAACATATTAGATTTATGATGCAATACGCAAAAGGGTAGCCTATGATTATAATTAGATTTTTTGCAGGGGCGTTTATCGCCCTTGTTCTAGTGTCTGTATTTACAGATAATGCCTATATTGCATTAATTTGCATGGTATTGGGTGGCGTTATTGTAGATAAAATATTTAACAATAAAGGACAATAAAAAATGAAAACTGTATTTTTAATATCGTCTAGTGACGGAAAAACTGAAGTGGCTAGCAGTATTAAAGCCGCATATCGTTTGATGTATGATATTGTCGGGCCTGAATATGCCCCTATTAAACAGAATGTTAAACAGGCTATTATCAATCACAATTTTTACCTATATGATGAGGGGCCTATTTTAGTCGGCATATACGCTAAAACATTACATACTCACAATCTAACAAAAAAAGAGGTATAAAAAATGAACCTATCAGACTATAAAGAATTGCTAACAAAACATGATTGGCACTACGAAAAAAGCAATGATATTTTGCGCTTAGAGAGGGGCAGTAGAACATTAAAACAGATTGTAGAGTATCGTAATTTCACGCCTAAACACACCGAAGCGTATATAAATTACAGGATACCTGAGTAATGAAAAATCACAATTTAAACGACTATAGCGCAGGTGATGTAGTCAAATTAGAATACGGTAGCAATCCCTATGGTATAATAGGGTCGATAAACAGAGACACAGGGCAAGTGCTAGTTAGATTTTCTAGTGGCCCTAAAGTCTATAAATTCACAAGCTTAGAAGTGGTGGTGAAAAATGCTTAAAATTAAACAATGGATTAAGACAATAGACACTGAAGAAGTGTTTTTATTCTTAACGGGTGGCGTACTTTGGTTTGCCTTAATATCAGGGGTTTTGCTAGGGTGGTCGATATGAAAAGAACCATATTAAAGGACAGTGCCTTTAGACGCTTAATAAAGCCCTCTAACGAAGATTCATTTTACTGGTATATAGCAGGTCTACTAGACTCCAAAGTCTACTCCAGCACCGACTATATCGCCTTATGCCGCTATCAGAGCATAGGGTATAAGAAACGTATGAAATTAAGACAAGGAATGGGGTATTAAAATGGTCATAAAAAAAGAGGTAATTAAAGAATATTCATATCAGGCCCTAGACCTATTAAGGGTCAGTTATTGGCGCACTGAACGTAAGTTAAAAGCATCACCTGAAGACAAGGCCATTGCAGATGAGTTACTACAAATAACCAAAGCTATTGACCTTGCTGCAAAATTAGTAGACCAGATAGAACGTATACCAACTGAGAGGATAGAATAAATGCTACAATTTGAAATTAATAGGGAAACGGGTGATGTGATTTTAAAGTCTGATCACGGAATGTTAATCATAGACCAGCAGGACAGAGACTATCTAACAGACCAGTTAAGGTATGCTAGGCAGGATGAAACACAAGAGCAGAGTAATGACATACTCGAAACCAAAGAGGCCCTAAAGAGCAAACTGGCCTTATATGAGTTATATCAGGATCAGGAATATTGGGCTAATAAATGGCAAAACCAAAATGCAAAATCAATGCGAGAATATATTAATTTTCATACGGCAGATAAGGCTAGGGATGCTGCTATTAAGTCGGGCTTAGATTTAGACGACTTATTATT